GAGTGGTTGCAGTAGACTTCCTCAACGGTGTGGATAAGATTATCCTTCCACTCTGGAAGCAATGGCTGCCTAAGCGTTACCTAGTGAACGGCAGCTGGGAAGATTCCTACAGCCGTGAGCGTCACGTACTCACCCTGAACAATGGCTCCTTCGTGGAGTTTATGTCGCAAGACCAGGACCTCGACAAGTTTGCGGGTTCATCTCGACACTGGGTTCACTTCGACGAGGAGTGTCCCAAGTCAATCTGGCAAGAATGTCTTGCCCGTCTAATCGATACCGATGGCGATTGGTGGATGTCGCAGACACCAGTCGAAGGTATGGAATGGATTTACGAGGACGTTTACCTCCCAGCGCAAGAAGGAACTAAGGACATTGGCATTGTTGAAGCGAGTATGGAAGATAACCCTTCCCTCTCTAAAGCAGCCATTGACCGCTATATGGAGAACCTTAGCGAGGAAGAACGCCTTATCCGCAAGAACGGACAATACATCCATCTTGGTGGTGCAGTATTCCCAGAGTTCAGCCCCGTTACACATTGCATACCTAGAGGGCAGTTCAAACCCAGTAGCCGCCATCGAATCATTCGAACAATGGATTCGGGCTACACCAACCCAACAGCCTGGCTCTGGCTTGCCGTCGATGAAGACGGGTCTATTGTCGTATTCCGCGAACACGTCCAAACAAAGTGGAACGTTGCTCAGCACGCTCAAGTCGTCAATGATGTTACCCGCCAAATCCTTAGAGAATCAGGTGCCGACCTTTACCTCACTACCGGAGATCCGGCTATCAAGCAGACCAAGGAACATACCGGAACTAGCATCCAGCAGGAGTACCAGAAACACGGCATCAACATCTACGTTGACTCAATCCCTACTGACCGCCGCATCGGGCTAGAACGTATCCGCCAGTACTTCGGAACTAACCCCAAGACTGGCAAACCCTACCTAATGATTACGGATGATTGCCCGCATCTGATTGCAGAACTTCCTAAGTTGAAATGGAAGCGTCACGCATCGCCAAAGATTGCAGAACAAAAAAATAAACTTGAAGATATCCGTGATAAAGATAATCACTGCTATGATGCACTTAAGTACGCTATGACTTTTATGGCGGACTTGACCCCCGAAAGTTATGCGGTGACCAGCGTGAATGAATCTTTCCACACTGCGTTCTCCGACCACTACGGTCCAGTCGCTCACCAGTTGAAAGACTATGACGACCAAGACGAGTGGGGTTCAAACTGGAGAGGTATTTCCTCGGTTAGAGAGCTGGAAGGCTAAATGAGACACTTCAACTACTACCCTAATGGCGGACCATTCCCAGGCGTTTGTGCGCTTTGTGGAATCACACGCGACCTATGGGATATGGGATTCGATCACCCACGTGGAGGGTCAGCAATGGCTTGCTCCACCTGCATTGGCGAGTTGGCTGAGAATATCGGCTGGGCGCCTAAGCAGCCACTACTAGATTTGATTGACGCTAAGAACGCAGAAATCGATGACCTCTCCCGAATGCTGGACGAGGTTCCAAACCACACCGAAGGACTAATAAATGGAGTACGTACTCTCGTCACTGATTTTGTCTTTGCTGTTTCTGACAGCAACCACCCTAATCGCTCGGTCGCTGTTCAAGGCGCTGGAGCAGGTGTCGAAGGAGATGTCGAAGGTAACGAGTCAGCAGACCTCGGCTCTGAAGCACCTAGCGAATCTGCTGGCGACGAAGGATCCAATGGCGTTTCAGCAGGTGCAAGCCGTAACAAGCCTGGACGTCCCCGCAAAATCTAGCCACGAGCATCTGGGTGTTTATCTCACCGGAGATGAACTACAATTGCTTGAAGAAGAAGAGCGTAAACTTGATGCGCTCTGGAAACAGGCTTCAGAAGATTTGGATGACTAATGGCTGATATGGTCCCACCATCAATAGTTCCACCTACCCCTGATCTTGCACCGGACGCTCTAGTCAATCAGTTCAAGAAGATGGACCTAGCGAAGAAGCTTGTCGCTTGGATTCAGCAGGAGTATGGCAAGGCTAAGACTGCTCGTAAGCTTGACGAACAAGAGTGGTACCTACAGCTAGCTTTTTACAACGGTCACCAGTATTCATCGTGGAAGACGCTCGGTCAGGGTCAGGTTCTCGCAGAAGAGCCAAACCCAACCGGCACTCCACGTGTCACTGTAAACCGCATTGAGCCAATCATCCGAACTGAGATTGCTAAGACTACTTCTGGTCACCCAAGTGCAACTGTTCTCCCAGCGTCTAACGACGATGATGACCTTATGGCTGCACAGGCTGCCGAGCAAATCTGGCAGTCAATGTATGACGAGGTAAACTTCCAGACTGACATTATGCAGAAGTCAGATTTCTGGCGTGCAACCTGTGGTAACGCATTCATCAAGACCTTCTGGGATCCAAATGCTAAGGTTGCCTCGCAGAACTCGATGATGCCTTCTCGCGGTAACGTGAAGCAGGAAGTCGTAACCCCATTCCACCTCTTTGTGCCTGACCTTCAGGAAGAAGACCTAGAGGCTCAGCCGTTCATCTTCAACGTCTACACCAAAACCCCTCAGTGGGTGAAGTCGACCTTTGGTGGTGTGCTTCCAGATGGCTTCGAGCCGTCCAGAATCGCATCCAGCGAGATTATGAACTCCGCACTCACTAACGGAACCAGTCAGACTGCTTCCCAGCCAGACGCAGTTCTGGTTATTGAGATGTGGGCTAAGCCAAATGGCTGCCCATTCCTGCCAAACGGCGGGCTTGTCACCATTGTTGACACCGAAATCGTCCAGTTGGCTGAGCAGGGCATCCCTTATGCCCACGGACAGTACCCATTCGCACACACCTATGGCATTGCGACTGGAAAGTTCTACCGCCGAAGCGTCATCAAGAGCCTTATTCCTATCCAGCGTGAGTACAACCGCCTGCGTTCGCAGATTATTCAGGCTAAAAATATGATGGCTAAGCCTCAGATGATGTACGTTGAAGGTTCCGTAGAGCCACGCAAGATTACCGCTAAGGCTGGTGTCTGGATTCCAGTCCGCCCAGGCTTTGCGATGCCAACTCCTGTGCCTATTCAGCCACTACCGTCCTATGTAGTGAATGAAGTACAGCAGTTGCAGTCTGACTTCGAAGACCTTTCTGGTCAGCACCAAGTTTCACGTGGTGAATCTGGAGGTGTCACCGCAGCTACTGCCATCAACTACTTGCAGGAGCGTGATGACGCCTACCTCACCACAGTCTTCTCGTCCATTGAGGCAGCTGTAGAAAAGGTCGCCAAGCAATCGCTTAGCCTATTCGTCCAGTACGTAGACCAGCCTCGTATTATTAAGATCACAGGTGATGATGGCTCGTTTGACGCGTTGGTTGTTTCTGGTGCCGATGTTGCTTCTGGCACTGACATTCGTATTGAATCCGGCTCTGCTCTTCCGACCAGCAAGTCGGCACGTCAGGCGCTGATTACTGACTGGATGAAGATGGGCTTCATTAGCCCTCAAGATGGTCTTGCAATCCTTGATATGGGTATGCTTAAGAAGTACTACAACCTAATCAAGATGGACGAGAACCAGGCTTCACGTGAGAACCTGATGATGAAGCGTCTTGACCAGATGTCTATTCAGCAGCACCAGATGCAGTGGGAGCAGGGCGCAGCTGCTGGTCAACTTGATAAGACTGTTCCAGGGCAGGTTGACGCAAATGGTCAGCCTATTGGTCTTGCTATTCCACCAGTGGTTCCAGTACACGAGTACGACAATCACGCAGTTCATATCGAAGTTCACAACCGCTTCCGCAAGTCTCAGGCGTTCGATGGTCTGCCAGATTCCGTCAAGGCAGAGTTCCAGAAGCACGTTTCTATGCACGAAGCAGCACTTCAGGCTAAGCTTGCTCAGCAGATGATGTTGAGCCAGGGCGCACCAGATCAAGGCGCACCAGCACCAGCACCAGGCGTCCCTGGCGCACCAACCCAACAGTAAAGGAATAAAATGTCTGAACAAGAGACGCAGACACCAGTAGAGGCACCTGTTGCAGATGCCCCTGCGGTTGAAGAAGCAAAGGTTCACCCAGCATATGACAAGCTGCTTCAGGAGATTCCAGAGGCTTGGCATTCGAAGATTACCCCGCACCTTCAGGAGCAGGACCGCTACTTCCAGCAGCAGCTAGAGAAGTACACCCCGTTCAAGGGATTCATCGACCAGGGAGTTTCTCCTGACCTAATCAATGGTGGCTTGAACCTTGCTAACGCAATCGAGCAGAACCCTCTTGAGGTCTTCAACTCGCTAAAGGAATACCTGACTGAGCAGGGAATGCTTGAAGCTGAGGCTCAGAAGGTCGCTGAGGAGATTGTTTCCAACGAATCAGAGGGAGAGATTCCAACTGAGCTGCGTAAGGAGCTTGACGAACTCAAGAGCTTCAAGACTCAGCAGGAAGAGCGTTTCCAGGCAATCGAGCTTGAGCGTGCTACCGCTGAAGCTTCCGCTGAGCTTGACCGTGATATGACTGCGCTGAAGAGCCAGTACAGCCTAACTGAGGCGCACGAGGTTGCTATCTACAACCTGATGAACGCTTCGCTCAATGCTGGTAAAGAGATTTCTGTTGCAGATGCCGCAAAGCAACTACAGCAGATGGTTGGTAACTTCGCCGCAGTTGGTGGAGCATCTAACGCACCAACCGTTGTGGGAGCCGGTGGCGGTGCCGGTATCCCAGCTCAGGATCTGAGCATTCCAAAGACGGATGCGGGCAAGAAAGAAATGCTCGCCAAGATGTTTGCGGAGTACAACGCTAACCGCTAAAACCAAGAGGATTTGCCCTGACAATAAAAGTCAGGGCATTTTCCTTTTCTGTGCTAAGATGACGATATAGTCTGCGTTACAGCCGTGATCGGTCAGGGACATAGGGCGAGAAAATAAACAATCTTCCAATCACTTTAGGAGAGTGAAAAATGGCAGGTCAGGGTATTCTGACTTTTGCCTCGGAGGCTCTGAAGCTCGTCTATGGCGACATTCACGAGCAGCTCCGAGACAAAACCCCTGCGCTGGACTACATCCAGGCTAGCGCAGCAAACCTTACCGAGAACGGTAAGGAAGCACGTTTCAACACCCACATTGGTCGCAACGTCGGTATCGGTGCGCGTGATGTACGCGAGACCCTTCCTTCGGCAGGCGCTCAGAAGTACAAGCAGGCTAGCCTATACCTCAAGAACCTTTACGGTGCTATCGAGGTTGACGGTCAGCTCTTCGAGCAGGCAGCAGACAACTACAACAGCTTCATCAACGTAGTTGACGCTGAAATCAAGGGTCTGAAGAAGGACCTTGCTCGTGACTTCAACCGCCAGATCTACGGTGACGGTACCGGTACCATCGCAACTGTTGCGACTACCGCTACTGGTACTTCGATCGTATTTGACAGCGTAACCTGGGCTGACGTAGATATGACT